TTAAGATTGGCACAATTCGAGGTAGAGCAGTTGGATCACAAACAGGAGAATATATACATTTGTATGAAAGAGTACATATTGGTAGTCCAAATGGTTGGGGAAGTAGATCAGCACCATCTTATGGTATTTCTACATACGGAGGAGCATGGCTTGCTATGGATACAGGAAGTGTTGGTATCGGAACTACTTCTCCTGCACAAAAGTTGCATGTAATTGGAAGTATATATGCAGACTCAACTCCAACTAGTAATGCATCAAAGACACAATATGTTTCAGCAGGTCCAGGATATTCTACTGCAGCTGGAAAATACGGTGTTAAAGTAGTATCTTGCGACCAAGCCGATTGTCAATCTGGTTTAGGTCAAGACCTTGCAATGGTAAGCGGATGGACAAACTGGGCCAATAATTATAATCTAAGTATAGCAGGAGGAAATAACTCAAGTGATGTTGGTAAAATATCATTTGTTACTCATAAAGTAAATTCTACAACATATAGATATTTAGGAGGATTTCTTGATAATGCAGGAACTATTGCATTTAATGTTCAAGGAAATGCTTTATTTACAGGATCAGTTGGTATTGGAACAAATAATCCAACTCAAAAACTTCATGTCACTGGAACAATCTATTCATCTGTTGCTCAAGGTACTGCTCCATTGAAAGTAGACTCAAGCACATTGGTATCAAATTTGAATGTTGATTACTTAGATAATAAACACGCTACTGATTTTTATTGGTTAGGAAGAAATTTAAATCATGTTGATACATCAACTTCTTGGAACGGAGTACTTCCTATAAATGCATTTGCATTTAGACATGGCAAACCTGCATTTGATGACCCAGATTTTAGAACTTCATCATCAGGAGTTGGTTATTATGGAAGAGGTCAGTCACAAGGAAGTGTAACAAGAATGACAGATGCTTCGGCAGCTGCAGCAGATTCTGCATATATTCCATCAGGAAATTCAAGTGGGTATGTTGTTAAAATTGCAGATACTTCAGTAACTGCTAATAATATAGGTGGATTTGTTCAAGCTGTAACTTCCGGACAAAATAAAGTATGGGTACAAGTATTTAGAGCATTTCTTCCAGTCGGTGCAACATTATCTCCTGCAGCTAACAGTATGGGTACAGGAAGTAAACAAACTTGGTTGACATCAAATGTTGGAACAGGAAAGTGGGAATGGTATGCTTTGCTTAGTATAAATGGAAATGGTGGTTCATATTCTACATTTGGACACATGTCAGCTTTTTTAACCGGTGGAACTACATCTAATGTTTGGTATTTATCATATTGTAATTCATATGAATTAACAAACGGAGAGTATGACGGACTTAGAACAAAATTTGCAGATTCTGCATACACTATTTCATCTTGGGCAGAAAGCAGTGGTAATGAATATAGATATGTTTGGCATTCATGGTCAGATAATACTGCAAAACTTGCATACAAATCAAGTTTTATGTTTTGTCCAAATACAGGTGATTTAAAGGTAACATCTTTAAATGCAAATGATTCAGCAGGATACACAAAAATATATCCCGGATATATACAAATTAGAAAAAACACTGCAGCAAATCCTACTGCAAATTATGCGTCAATTGAATTTTCTTATGGTAGCGGACAAAATGTATATATAGGATATACACCAAATGACAGCTATAGAGCTCCTGCAGGATTAAAGGTGTTTGGTGGAAGTGACGCTACTCCTGCTTGGTTTGAAGTAGAAGGACAAATTATATCAAGTGTTGCAACTGGTACTGCTCCATTTGTAGTTACTTCAACTACCAAAGTTGCCAATTTGTATGCAGATAAAGCAGATACTGCCACAATATTGTTGACTAATAATACTTCTCAGGCAGCAGATGATTGCTATTCAGAAAGCCCTGGTTTGCGTTTTTGGAGATATAATGGAACATCAAGTACTACTGGCCAAACAGGAGGAGATGGATGGATATTGTCATGGAGTTGGAATCCAGGAAGTGTTGGTGGACAAATTTATGTAGATGATAATCCAACAAAGACTATTTGTATTAGAGGAAGAAATAATGATGCAGATAAAACATTTACAACTTGGGCAAAGATATTACATTCTGACAACTATACTTCTTATACAGTAACAAAAACTGGTGGAGGAGCATCAGGAACTTGGGGAATTAATATTACAGGAAATGCTGCAACTGCTACTACTGCTACTAATGTAACAGGTATTGTTGCTATTGCTAATGGTGGAACTGGTGCATCAACAGCAGCGGGTGCAAGAGCAAATCTTGGAACATGGGCATTAGTGTCAGACTCCTACAATACTCTTATGCCAGCTGATGGAACAACCAATGGTTGGGTTAAAATTGGTAAATCAAATACTTCTTATGGAATTCTTCCTTCTGCTTCAGGAGGGGCAGGAAGTGGTCATAATTACATAGGAACATCTTCTTGGTATTGGAAATATGCTTATATTGATGATGTATATTTTACTACTCTTAATATAAACAATAAATTAGTTATTGATAGTACAGGAAGAATAATACCTTATTCTACTTCTACAAGAAATGCAGGAAACTATGGTTACTACGATTCAACACTGTTAGGACATGTTTGGAGTATAGGAACTTCTTATTCTATATCTGCAGATGGTAAAAGCCCGAATAACTTATATGGCCTTGCATATTTCCATACAAATTGGAGTAATGGTTCAAATAATGATGGTTCTAAAACTGCTAAAGGAACTTATGCAGGTGGTCATCAAGTAGCATGGTTTAACAATGGCGTATTAGCATCTTCAATAGGTGATAATATTTACACAAAGGGACAATTTATATCTAAGAAGGCTCAAGGAACTGCTCCTCTTGTAGTTGACTCATCTACTCAAGTAACAAATTTGAAATCTAATTTTGCTCAATATGCAGATGTATTAAGAGATCCTGTCTATTATACAAGTGGAAGTAGAAGAAGTTCTGGAAATATAACATTTGCAGATGGTGGTCTTCATTATTTTCTTGCAACTTCTTCAATGTCTGCTGCTAATGGAAAACCTGCGAGTGACGGCCATATACTTCATATGGCTTGGGATAATTCAAAATATGATGCTCAACTTACTCTTCCTACATCAGCTACTGGTGCAATGCAGTGGAGAGTTCAAACCAACGGCACAGATGCATCTTGGAGTCCTTGGAAAACTGTTATTGATTCTTCTAATTATTCATCATATTTGGGTTATATTGGTACAACTGCAGTCCAAGCAAGCAGTGCAAATCAAGCATTAACAGGAATATCTTCTATTAATGGACGTCTTACTATTGGTGCAAATTCTGATTTAACAAGTATTGGATTTGGAGGAATTCACAATGTTGAATTTGGAGAAGCAGGATATGCTCACAGAGAATATTATTTTAGACCATCATATGGAGCAAATGGTGTAACTTATGCTTCATTAAATATTCAAAATGCATCTGCAGCAGCAAGTCCTACTTTTACTACTACTCACCGACTCGATGCTAATGGAAATGCATATCATTCAGGAAACATTTATCTAGATACAGGAGATTCTGATAGATTTATTCAATTTAGATATAATACAAATAATTATGCAGGAGCATCTTGGAGGTTATTGTCTAGAGGAAGTGGTTCAGGAGATGCAAATTATTTTGATATAGAAACAGGAGGTTCTTCTGCTGGTACAAATACATGGTATCGAGCACTTCGACTAACAATGGATAATAGGTATGTTGGTCTTAGTGTAGATGCTCCTACACAAAAATTGCATGTTGGAGGAAATGCCAGATTTGATGGAGGTATAGGAAGTAAAGGAACAAACGGAAATGTAACTGGTTCATATGTTGCTCATCCTGGTGGTGGTGTATATGCAACAAGTACTTCTAGTGTAACAGGTTATCTTAAGATTACTTTACCTCAAAAGGGTAAAAATACTATGATGAGTTTTGATGTCACTATTTATACATATGATGGTGCTAATCAATCATATACAACTTATCATATAAGTGGATATGAATATTCTACAAATGGATGGTATAATCCTGTTACTAAAGTATATTCAGAAGGAATAGGACCTTACACTAATTTAACAGTCCGTCTTGGAAATGACGGAACTTATGCTTGTGTTACAATCGGTGAAGCAAATACTGTATGGACATACCCGCAGGTAACAGTTCATAATATTATGACTGGATACAGTGGGTGTGATGTAGATACTTGGATTGGAGGTTGGGCTGTTGGATTTACTACTACTGCATTGACAACGGTTGTTTCAGAAAAAACTGCAGTAAATACACAAAACATAAATGTATCAGGAAATGCATCTAGTGCAACAAATGCAGATACTGTTGATGGTAAACATGCTAGTGAATTTGCTACTAGCGATCATACTCATTCTACATATGTAAAATACGGTGGAAATCAAACTAGCATAGGCTCAGGATCTCCTGTAAATGGAGCTCAAACTTGGTGTACTTCTACAAATTTGCCGTACGGAAATGCTCTTATTTATAATAGCAGTGGAGCAGAATATAGTATGTTATATTCATTTAGGCCATCTGATTTAGCATATGGAGCAATTTTAAGATGGGGATATACTGACAAATACTTGTATATAACTAGAAAAGCTAATAATTCATGGACAGATGGGTCTACTAACTGGGCTAAAATATATGCAGGATATGCTGATTCTGCTGGAAGTGCTACTAATGCAACAAGTGCAGAATATCTTAATAATTATAGCATAAGTAATCCAAATACAGATGCAATAAAAGACAATAAAGTTAAATGGTTTGCTGCTATATCTTCAACGGTTGGCGGTTCAGCTGGTTATGCAGGAAATAATTATGGCTTTCCTGTCTCAAACAATGCAAACGGTATACTTTATTTAGGAACACACCCTGGAAAATATGGTCATCAATTAGGATTTAGTTCAAATGGAAATATCTACCACAGGTATCAAAATGGCTCAGATTTTCCTTCAACTGCTAATGGAGGATCATGGTCAACTATATTGACATCTGACAATGCAGGAAGTTATGTTGTAACATTAACAACTGACCAAGAAATTTCAGGAGCAAAAACTTTCCAAAATGGAAAATGGATAATAAAAGCATCTGAAAGTAATGAAATCACAACACAAACTTGGACAGCAAGTACTTATTATAAATTTGATGACTCTGCTGTAGTTAATTCACTATCAGCAACCACAAATTCTATAAAATTCCGTTGGTACAATGATTACTGGAATATAGGAATTATAAGAGGAAGTTCATCAGAGTCTTATGGATTTGCAATTGGTTTGCAAAATTCAGCACATACACATTTATTAGATGCATTTAGAGTAAACAAAGATGGTAAAGGATATTTGAAGGGTGTTGAAATTTTAACAAAACCTACACAAGGAACTACAGTAGCAATGGCTAATGCCAGTGGTACAATTACAGTAGAAACAAATAAAATAATTCCTGTCACAACAACTGGTACCAGTGCAGTCACATTTAATTTTACTTGGAATTCTCCTGCTGCTTGTGATGAAGCTCATGTGATAATAACTGGCTCAGGTTCATCAAAAACTATAACTATTGGTAATGTAAATAGTGATTCTACTAATACTAAGAAAAATAACACTGCAATTAAAGTTACTAGCGGAGGTTACGGAGAAATTTCAATTTTGTACTTTGATAGTAAATATTTTATAAGAGCAGTCGGAAACTAAAATTTTATAATCATGATTTTAAGAAGAAGAGTAATGGATGAAAATGATATACCAGATGCATCATTAGAAATATTTCAATGGCCATATGATGGAAAGTCATCCTCTATAGATGATCAAACAAAATATCATGCTGTTGTAGATGGAACATATATTATTGCATCTGTTGGAATAAGTACAACTATTGCATTTGGAATAAGAATAGTATCAAAATCTGGTACATTTACGCAAGCACAAATTAATCAATATGCATCAACCTACAGAATTACTATAGCTGCACCGGCAGGTTATAATTTTCCCAGAATAGATTTGTGTGGAATAGCTACAAGTGGATTTCAAGGATGGGGGCAAATGTATATGAGTAATCCAACTACTGTTGGACTTCTTGAATATGGTGCAGCTCTTGTTATTGATAGTCCAGGTTCAGTAGAAGCACAAAATGGCACTAATTCTGGAGGTATAACACCATCACTTGTTCTTACTTGGACATTGGAAGGATTTGAAAATCAAACTGTTACTACACCAATTTGTGTTAAGAATTATTTTGCAGTTCTTGAAGAAGTTAGAAATTATGCAATATATGATTCTTCTGTTAAATCAAGTTACAGCGGTCATGCTGCTACTGTGCAGACAGTATTGGCAAGTGATATGCTTGATAGCAGTAGATATAGTGATGATCAGACTAGATTATTTGATTCTCCTACAGGAATGGATATTGGAAACCAAATAACAGGAATTCCTGGATTGAATAGTGGACCATCGCTGACTAACTATTCTCCCTTTCCTAAAGATTGGCCTATTTTAATGGAATATACTAATCATAGAATACCTTATAATTCAATGGGAATTATAGATGCAAGCACAACAACATACAATATAAATATAAATAATATGCTTGCATTAAAATTCAGAACAAATTTCCAAACAATAAAACTTACATACACTGGTTCTGGCACAGGAAGAAATTACATTGAATATATGTCTTTTTCTGCAAGTACATCATATAATCTTAGAACAAATGGATATCCATGTACAATGATAGGAGTGTCAGATTGTGAATTTTGGATAGTATTTAAAATGTCTCATGCGTTAGGAAGTAGTGCAGGTTATAGCCAAGCATGTAAACTTACTTTTTCTCAAACAGAAGCAAGCGGAAGAACATCAACAATAGATTTTAATTTCAATTTTATTACACGCAGAAGAATGATTTTAAAGCATTGCTGCACTTGGCTTATACCAAATACATCTGCAGGAGTATCTAATTGGGAAGGAAGTATAAATAATAAACACTGGATAGTATTTTCATTATATCCTTCAAATACTAATACTACCAATGACGGACCTTCTAATGAGAATTATCCGTATTCATGGTTTGAAAAGGTTGGTCCACCGATAGGAAAATTATCAACTACTGGTAGTATACCTTCAAATAGTCAAGCTGGTCTTAGCTATGAAAATGTTTGTGGAGGACCGTGGGAAATGTATAATGCAAACAGAATAGGAGGAGGAACAATAGGTGCATGCAGAGCATGTTCTGTTATTCAATTATATGCTGTAGAAGAAAATTCTCATAATAAACCATTTTTAAAAATTTGTGTACATACTCAATATCCGACAGACAACAGTTTATCTCCTGCAGATTCAATGTTTGCTGCAGGATCATATACAAATGCTTCTGGGTTTCCTTGGTCAACTTCAGTATTTAATCATCTTACAAACAATCAAGTAAATACAATTCCTGGCGCAACATTTTCTTTAAAACTTGGGTCAAATGTTGGTATAGGAAATTACCCCGGAGGTAGTTCATTGACTATTGCTGACCCTTATAACGCAAGAGCATGGGTTGTAAATACTATTTTTTCTCCTGTTCAAGCTATATCATAATTTTATATTTTCAAAATATTTTCATATATTTGAATGCAAGTTTAAAGTTTATTGAATATGAATGATATAACTCTTCCTTCTGGCAAAGTACTTAAACTCAAGACTCCTAAAGAACTTAAAGAGCACCTTGACAAATATGTAATTGGCCAGGAAAAAGCAAAGAGAACTCTTTGTACAGCCGTTTATAATCACTATAAGCGGTTGTATCTTAATACTCAGACTAATCTCAAAGATACAATTGACAAATCCAATGTAACTCTCCTTGGTCCTTCTGGCTCTGGTAAGACTTACATGATTAAGCTTCTTGCTGAATACATTGGAGTTCCTTATTATATTGGTGATGCTACTTCTATCACCCAAGCCGGATATGTCGGTGATGATGTTGAGACTCTTCTTGTTGGTCTTCTTCGTGCTTGTGACTATGATATTGAACTTGCACAGTGTGGCATTGTCTTCATTGACGAAGTTGATAAGCTCGCTAAGAGAAATTCTGGTCCCAATCTTTCTGGTAAAGACCCGGTCGGTGAAGGAGTTCAGCAAGCTCTTCTGAAAATTGTTGAAGGTAACAATGTTGGTGTTCCTCCTCAGGGTGGTAGAAAACATCCAGAACAACCTCTTCTTTATATTGATACGACAAACATTTTGTTTGTTGGTTCTGGTTCCTTTGCAGGTATTGAAGATATTGTCCGTGAAAGAATCAAGCCTGATGTTAAGATTGGTTTCACTGCAGACAAAGAAGAGAATACTGAATTTGATGATGACACTCTCTATGATTTTGTCTGTCAAGAAGATATGAAGAAATTCGGATTTATTCCTGAATTTATTGGTCGTTTCCCTATTATTGCAAATGTCAAGCCTTTGACTAAGGAAGAGCTTTGCAGAATTATCAAAGAACCTGAAAACAATATCCTTAATCAATATGCTACTCTTCTTGACCTTGATGACGTTGAGCTTTCTATTAGTGAAGAAGCTGTGGAAAAAATTGCTGAAACTGCTATCAAGCTTAAAACAGGAGCTCGTGCACTTCGCAGTTTGTTTGAGTGTGTTATGGAAGACTTTATGTATGAAATTCCAGGCTCTGGTCAAAAAGAAATTGAAATCACTTCAAAGATTGTTGAAGAGAAACTTGCAATCAGATATAAGAACATCAAAGAAGACAAAAAGAAATGAGTGATAAAGCATCAACAGCAAGTCAGCTTGTAAATATCGGAGCAACTGGTGATGTAGCAATCAGTTTAGACCATACTATATGCAATTCATACTATCCAACTTATCGTTCTATTTGGTCTTTTACCAGAGAAGAAGACAATATTGTTGTGCGGAATACTGACGGTAAAATTTGTGATAGAATTCCAGTTGAAGATGTTGATAAGTATTTTTACATCATATCAGCTATAGAAGACAATGCAAGAAGAATTAAAGACTTAGATTTTGTAGAGCAATGTTTAGTAGTTGAACGAATTGATAATGATTCTGTTACATTGTCTATGCATTTAATCAAGAAAAAGCTTACATTGGAAAATAATAGCTTGAGAACTATCTCTACTGATTATTTAAAGAAATATCCTATGATAAGGGAGTATATAAAGTATAAATATCCAAATATTACTTTTGACAATTCTGAACCTTGGTCTTCTTTTAGTATTCATAGTACACCTCCTCACGGAAAATTATTCTATATGGATTATAATTTTTTATATCCTCCAATTTTTACAAATAATGATGCAATATAATTTTTAGTTTAAGAAATTTTTCATATATTTGATTAAAGAATTTTTTAATATGGAAAATAAAGATTTAAGCAAAGCTATTCCGATTTACACTGTCGTCAACGTCGCAAAGTTCCCTCTTAATCCTTATCGGGAATTTGTTCATTTCTGTATCAACAACACTTATCCTCTTTTTGAGGATATGACAAAGTTGTCTCTTGATGCTTTTAGGCAGTTGAGTGCTGAAGAAAGAGTAAACATTTTCAATAAAGTTACTGAAAAGCATCCTGAAATTACTTTCAATATTTTTGAGAAGACTTCTCATCCTCGTATTTTCTTGGAAGCAGATGTTCTTGGAAAGGGAACTAAAGTTTGCAATGTAAAGTTCTATACTCACCTTTATTATTCTGAGTCCAATAAGGAAAAGGATGACAAAGAATATGTTGCTGCAGAAATTGATTTCACTGACAATCCTGAGCTTGATTTCTTGAATATCAATCGTGAGTTCAATGTATTTGATTTCACTCGTTCTGGTGAAGACCCTAATACTATTGATATGTTCTTTGCACATCTCTATGCTCTTTGCAACTTCACTGAATTCTTGAAGCACTTCAAGACGAAGACTCTCATTGTCAAGAACATTGACATGTTTGCTAACAAGATGATTCGTCCTTGGGTCCAGGATATGGCTATTCTTTATTCTGCTAATGAGTTCTCTATCGGTTCTATCTGTGGAGAAGAAATCAATAAAGATGTTTTCCCGTATGACAATTACTTAAATTCTGTCAAGAAATATGCAGAAGAAATCAAAGCTAAGTACGGTGATAAGTACAAGATTGAAAACGACGCAAAAGAAAAAGAACAAGAGAAAAATTAAGAATAGATATTAAAACAAAACTATTCTTAATCACCATGAAGATAACAGTTATTGGAACAGGATATGTTGGTCTTGTCACAGGAGTATGTTTTGCTCTTGACAAGACCAATGTTGTAACATGTATTGATAATAATGTAAACAAAATAAATACACTCAACTCTGGAAAATCTCCTATCTATGAACCAGGACTTGAAGAACAAATGAAGATTTGTGTAAAGGAGAACAGATTGTTTTTTACTACAAAATTTAAAGATGCTGTCAATTCAGCAGACCTTGTATTTATAGCAGTTGGAACTCCTCCTACAAATAATGGTTCTACTAACATGCAGCATATGTTTGCAGTAGTTGATACGCTTGCAAGAGAAATGGAGCATGACCTATATCTTGTAATCAAATCAACTGTTCCTGTAGGTACAGCAAAGGAGACAGAGGACTACTTCAAAGAGGTCCGTAGGGCGGAAAGTTTGCCTCCCGTTAATATCTTTATATCTTCAAATCCAGAGTTCCTTAAAGAAGGAACAGCACTTAAAGATTTCTTGGAGCCAGATAGAATTGTTATTGGAACAGATGACCTTGAGTCAAAAAAGAGACTTGCAAAATTATATTCTCCTTTCAAGAATAAGACCAAGATTCTTTATATGAATGTTGCATCTGCTCAGCTTACTAAATATGCTGCAAATACATTCAACGCTTGCAAGATTTCATTTATCAATTCAATTGCAGACTACTGTGAAGAAGTTGGAGCAGATATTGGAGATGTTGCAGATGGACTTGGAACTGATACAAGAATTGGTAGAGCTTTCTTGAATGCTGGAATTGGTTGGGGCGGTTCTTGTTTCCCTAAAGATACAGCATCACTTAATTATGAGATGGGTGGAAACAACTCTTTGATTAAGGCTGTCATTGATGAGAATACTAAAGCAAATGATTGGCCTGTAACAAAGCTTAGAAAAATCTTTGCAAACTCAAAGAATCCTGGTACTGATAACTTCTATGAATTTTCAAATGACCATTCTATTGAGATCGCTGTTCTTGGCCTTTCATTCAAACCAAATACTGATGATATCAGATTTTCTCCAGGAGTCAAACTTGTCAAAGGTCTCTCAGAATTTTATACAGTTAGAGCATATGACCCTATTGCAAATGAAAATACAAAAAGAGAAATCGGAGACAATCCTAATGTAACTATAGTAGACAATATTATGGATGCTGTAACTGCTGCAGATATTATTATATTGTGTACTGAATGGGACGAGTTTAAGAAATTTGAAAACTTCTTCTTTAGACAGAAAGTTAAATACTTCATGAGAGGAAATATCTTTATTGACGGAAGAAATATGTTTGCAGATAAACAGATTGTTGGAAGTTCATTCAAATATTATTGTGTAGGAATTCCACAAATTTAATTTTTTACTTTAAATATTTTTTCATATATTTGATTTGCAAATTGTAAAATAAGACAATAAACAAATCAAATATTTTTTAATATGTTCACTACGGTAAACGAAACAGAGCTTAGAACTATCCTTGAAACCACTCCGGCTGACCAGAATATTATGATTGCTGGTAAACACGGTATTGGTAAATCTGTCATTATCAAGAAATTTTTTGAAGCAAAGGGAAAGAAAGTCGTGACGATGTTCTGTTCCCAGGCTGCCGATCCTGGCGACATTATCGGTCTTCCTCGGTACAATGAAGACTCCGGTAAGACTGAATTCGCTCTTCCTTGGTGGTTTCCGACTGACAATACTCCTGTCGTTTTGTTTCTTGATGAGTTGAATCGCGCTCGTCCTGAAATTCTTCAGGTTGTCATGGATCTTACTCTTAATCGCAAGCTTGCTGGTAAGGAACTTCCTGCTGGTAGTCAGGTTATCTCTGCTATCAATGAAGGTGATGAGTATCAGCTTACTGACCTTGACCCTGCTCTGGTTTCTCGTTTTAACCTGTATAACTTCGTTCCGACTCCTCAGGATTGGATTCGTTGGGCTACCAGAAATGGTATTGACAGCCGAGTGATTTCTTTTATCACGACTAATGTCAAGTATTTGGATTCCAATTTCAAGGAAGACAATAGCACTCTTGACAAGACTCCAGACCGTCGTGCTTGGGAGCGTGTCTCTGACATTATGAAGCTCAATCCTACGTTTGACCTCTCTTTCAAGAAGATGATTTCTGGTATTGTTGGTGCAGCAGCTGCTGTTTCCTTCTATGATTCTCTTCAGAAGAATTCTCTTGTTACTCCTAAGGAGCTTCTTACTTCCTTCGGTACTTGTGCTGATCGTCTTAAGGAGTACTCTCTCCAGCAGCTGTCTTATCTTAATGACAACGTTTGCTCTTACATTGACTCCAGCCTTGGCGACTTTGATGACCCTGTCAAGCAGGAGCAGTACGCAGAAAATCTTAACAAGTATTTCACTTTCCTTGCTGACAAGAAGGTTGGTAATCGTGAGGCTTTTGCCCACTTCATCAACAACTATGAGACTATGGCATTCCCTAACCTCAATATGCTTGTTGCTTCTAATCCTGAGACTTTGGAAGATGTAATCAACAATTTCATCATCTCTACCAAAACTAGATAATTGATATGTTTAAAGATAGACTACAAGACCTTAAAGACAAATGGTTCCTTACTGAACCTGCCTATTTCATGATTCTTTGTACTCATGATATAGTGCTGTCTACTGGCATGAAATGCCCAATTGCTGTAGGTGGCGGAGTCATCTATATCAATGAAAAAGAATATGAAGATAAAACTGACAAATACCTGGAAGAGTCTCTTAAAATAGAACTTGTACGTATTCTTCTTAAACATCCATATCAGCGTCAGTTGCCGAACAGAATTAAAATGTATCTTGCATCTAATTTTGTTCTTGCAAATAATATGAAGCTTACAGAGCTTAAGTTGAAAACAACCAGAGAATTTTTTGGAAGTTACAATTATGATAGAGAATCTCTTGAAGCCATTTATGATGCTATCAAGATTCCTGAAATGAAGCAAAATGGCGGAGAAGGTGAAGGAAACGGTAATTCATCTTCTGGACAAGGTGGGCAGTCTGGCTCCGCTAAACAGTCTAATTCTGGTGAACAGTCTGATTCTGGCAAAGTTCGCAGTGACAAAGACTCTAATGACGAAAAGAGTGGAAGCGGAGACAGTGATGATCCTCTCAAGAATTTTGATGACGGCTGCAAAAGTGCAGATGATGCATATGAGCGCACTCAGTTCTGGAAGGAAGATGATTATCGCACTGTAGAAATCAATAACCTTATCGGTAAGATTGATGGCTCTAATTCTTGGGGAACAATTCCTGGTAATGTTGTTGATACTATTAAAGAATCTCTAAAAGCAAAGTTCAATTACAAAGCTTTGTTCCAGCAGTTCAGAAGCACTATCGTCAGCTCTAAGTATTCTAAGACCAGGATGCGTCCTAATCGCCGTTGGGGATATGATGCTATGGGAACTAAGAGAGAGAATACGACCAGCATGCTTGTCGCTGTAGACACATCTGGTTCTATCTCTGACAAGGACTTGCAATATGCTCTTGGCTGGATTCAAGGTTTTTTCAGCTATGCAGTAGAGTCTCTTGATGTCGTTCAGTTTGACTATTCGCTCTATCCAGAGTCTCTTGTCAAGCTCTCTAAGCGTCCTAAGAAGTTCGATGTCAAGGGCCGTGGAGGCACTGACTTCAATGGAGTCTTTGACTATGTTCAGAACAAGTCTAAGAAGCACTATGACGGAGTTATGATTCTCACCGACGGATTCGCTTCTGTTCCTGACAGCAAATATCTCAACAGTAACTTCGGCCATACGAGATATCTTTGGGTGCTTAATTCTGAGAACAATTGGAAGCATTTCAAAGACAATGAAGGATTTGCCAAATTTGGAAAATGCACTTACATTGACACTACTGACAGGTAATAGATATGTTCAAGAATTTCATCAAAGCATTTAAGCAGACTTATCAGGAAATCAACAGAGATAAGATTACTGCTAAGAAGTATCTGAGATATTTGAAGGAAGAACTTATTCTTCATTCACACAACTTCAGTATATTGAAGTCTATTGCAATGGTTCTTGATTATGCATCAATATCATCTGCTGTGTCTCCTGAGTTGTATGATAAGTATTTCATCCGTCTGTGGTATTTTTTGAAATATGACAGGAATATTCCATCTGGTTGGCCACCTGAAGGCAGCACTCAATTAACACAGGTCGTATGCATGAAAGACCCGATGGGAATCGGATATATTGACTCAGTAAAGAAAATCGGTGAAGAAGTCACTGCCAAATATAACGCTGCACTTAAGAATTATCATTCACATGATTACAAGGAGTGCATAGCAAAAATCAAAGAAGCTGTAGAATACTACAACAATTCATGGAAGGATCTTGATAACAATCATTTTATGCTTAAGTTGGACAAATCTTCAACTAATTAATTTTATGAATTAATAAAAAATTCATATATTTGTATTGTAATCAAAAACAATAAAAATTATGGCAAATGACGTTATGATGGGATATAGCTCCCACAACCTTTCTACCAAGTTCCTCACTGAAGACGAAATCAAGCAGCGCTGTCCGCTTGCTTTCCGGACTGACCCGACCAATCCCAAGGTCTCCGAGAAATATGTCCAGGCGAACACTGCTACTGTAATCAACGATATGGCCAAGCTCGGCTGGTATGTAGTTGACGCCAAGCAGAAGGGCAAGCGCAAGAACTCTTCGGGTATCCAGAGTTTCCACATGGTCTCTTTCCAGAACCCGGACATCAAGGTTATGGAGAACAATGAGGTAGAGGCTTTCCCTCGGATTATTCTCACCAACTCTCATGACGGCATGAACAGTTTCAAGTTCATGATTGGGCTGTACCGTCTGGTCTGCAGCAACGGACTGATTGTCGCTGATGAGACTTTCGAAGAGCTGACTATCCGTCACATCAACTACAACTTCAATGACCTTCGTCATCTGGTCACAAAGACCGTTGAAGCTCTTCCGCAGTACATTGAGACTGTGAACAAGATGAAGTCCACTCAGCTCACCACGGAGCAGAAGCATGATTTCGCTCTTAAGATGCTGAAGCTCCGCAAGAATGTTCCGGCTGATACTGAGCTTAAAGTCTCTGAAGCCACTCTTGACGACATCCTTACTCCCGCCCGTCAGGCTGATGAGGGTGATTCTGTCTGGAATGTCTTCAACGTCTTGCAGGAGAAGATGATTAAGGGCGGTAGCATGATTGAGTCTGGCAAGAACAACAAGCTCCGCAAGATGCGCCCTGTTAAGAGCTTCGTCCGTGACCTGAATGTCAACTACAGCATGTATCAGACTGCTATGACTTATCTGGATGCTGCTTAATATTTCAACATATATCCAAATATAATTTGCAAATTAAATTGTATTATGGATATTTTCGTTTGGAACAAAAATGCAGATAAGACCTGTGTAAAAACCGGGTCTTATTGTGCATTATCAGAAGATTTGATAAATTTTTCATATGCTTCAGGAGGTTATCCTCCAAATATAGAACACTTTTGTTTAGAAGTTCTTCGTGGAAAGTATGATGATTTATTTGATTTTTCAAAAAGCTTTATAGATATTGGAGCTTGTCATGGTGTATATTCTATTGAGTTACTAAAGAAGTTCAAACATTGCTATTCATTTGAAGCTAATAAAACTTATTCATATATTATTGGAGCAAATGCAGTTGCAAATGATGTTGTAGATAGAATTGATATTTTCAATGTTTATCTTTCAGATAGAGAAGGATATACAAGATTCAATGGATGGACTTCTGATGTAAATAATGATAATCTTATTGATGCTCCTCGTTTAACTCATCATTGTTATGAAGCTAAATATTATTGGGATAAATTAGATGAATTTGATATAGTAAATACTAGGTCATTGGATAGTTATAATTTCAATAATATTGGATTTATTAAAATTGATGCAGAAGGATGTGAATTTAAAATTCTTCAAGGAGCAGTAGATACAATAAAAAGAAATAATTATCCTCCTATTCTCTTTGAGATGTGGCCAGTAGAATCTGATTTCATAACAGACAAAGAAGGATGGAAAAAACATTGTGACAAAATGATAGCATTTTTAGAAAATTTAGGATATAAAATTACATATAATGTAAATCCTGCACTTGATACACATTTAGCAATAAAATAATATGCCAACTACACAGAAACTTTTCACCGAATTATTCAGAGCAAAGACTCTAGACGGAGTCATTCTTCTTCCAAGAATTAGAGCAGAGCTTGATAAAGGTCTTGCTACTAATATACTTATGTATGGTCCTCCGGGCTGTGGTAAGACAACAATTGCAAAAATTCTTTCAAACGGATATGATACTTGTTATTTGAACGGTTCTTCAGAGAACGGTATTGATACTGTCCGAAATCAAATTGTTTCTTTTGCTTCTCAAATTTCTCTTGAAGGAGGAGCAGAAAAAATGAAAGTTGTTTACATTGATGAGTGTGATGGATTTAGTGAACAGGCTTGGTCTGCTATGCGTGAAACTATTGAACACTATGCAAACTCTGTCAGATTCATCATGACTTGCAACAAGTTCGACAAAATTCCGTCATTTATTCAGTCACGCTTCAATTGTATTCCCGTTTATCCAATCAACAATCAGGAATCAGATGCTCTTATGACAGGTTACTGTCAATATGTCGGTGCAATTTTCAACAAGCTTCAAATCAAATATGAAGATGATGTATTGAAAGAATTCGTCAAGACATCATTTCCTGATATGAGAACTATTCTCAATACTATTCAGTCTCTTTATTTGCAAGGAGCAAAAGAATTGGATAGAGAGTCTCTTATCAAAACTTTTGATTGCTCTGATTTGTTTGAGAAAATCATGACCTGCACAGACCCGGTTGAGAATTATAAGTTTATTATGGAAAACTATTCGTCATCTCCTGATGAGGCTATGATGGCGATTTCTCAGGAATTTGTTGAGTTCTTAAGAAAAACTTATCCTGATTATAATGCAAAGATTCCGTATATTATCATTACGATTGCAGAATATCTTGCACAACTCTCAACAAGTCCTGACAGAGTAATTGTATTGCTTGCTTGTTGTTTCAAACTTCAAACTATTATTCATTCATAATGAAACCGTACGGAAGAGAAAAGAAAATTAGTGGAGCAGGTCTTTGGAAAAAAGATTACCATTTACACAGAAAAGGAAGAAAACTTGAAAATTGGTGGGAAGGAATAACTGATTTCCTATCTCGTGCATCAATGAAACAAAAAATTAAGAAGGAGGTTGAAGATGACCTCCTTTAATTTTTCAAATAAATAAACAAATTGATAATTTGTAAGATGTATAATATAAGATTTATTAAATCAAAGAAATTAAATGAATCTGTTTTCGGCGGAAAAGATTGGTCACATAGAGGAAAATTTGATTACGCTCTTGCAGTTCTTGACAAACTTATTGCAGGTGAAGAGCTAAAAACCGGTACAGAAGGTACTGGAGCAGAAGTTGTAAAAGGAAGTGACTTTGATACTCAAAAATTACAAGAACTCAGAGATAAGATTAAGAACGGAGAACCAACTTCTCCCACAGACCTTAATAAATGCTTGTTGCAGATAGGTGGAAGAAAATCTGTCTGGAATAATTTGTATAAGGGTGACTTTTCTCATTATGAGAACAAAGGAATAGCTTTTGAAAAAGATTATGCAAGTGAGTTTGAAAACAAATATCTCGGACCTCTTCAAGACGCAGGAATCATTGACCGTGACGATGTTGTAGTTGGAATAGATAGTCCAGGAAAAGAGAATAACCGTCGACCTCTTACAGATTATAATAATGACGGAACAATTATTTGTGCTCCATTGAAGCAAACAAATCCAAATGACCCAGGAGATATAGGAAGAACTGTTGCAGATATTATAGTTCGAACTGCAAAAAATCCTACAGGTTACTTTTTATCATTAAAGTATGGTCCAAAAGTAACATTCATTAATGTAGGTGTATCAAAGATATTTCCAAAAGAAATATTTGAATCTCCAAATGTAGCAGAATTAGAGTTCTCAAAATGGAATCCAAGAACTTATCTTCCAAGTGGAAAGTCAATGCTTGATTTATTTGGAATTGATGAATATAGATTCAAGATGGCTTATGCAGAATATATTAAAATAAACGGAATTACTCCTCCTAAAAAAGACAGAAGAATTCGTTCTTATGCAAATCCTGACCATGTACTGGATAAGATTGATATAGAAAAATTGAAGACGTTTATCCAATCTGCCATTGGTTATGGATATATCCTTGTACACAGTACAAAGAAAACTTCTCACATTTATGATTTAAGAAATCCTGAAAATGTTGGAGCATTATTACAAGGAAGCAAATATACTGGAGGATATGACCCTTTTGACCCGCTCGACGTTTTTGTAGAATATCCTGTCAATGGAAGATCAAAACAAGTCAATACAGTAGTTGTTTATCCAAATATGATTCTTAGATTTAACTTCCGTTCAAAGAAAGGCAATGTTTGCCCTGAAGAATTGATGAGTGACTATACAATAATCGGTAAGTAATTATGCAGTTAAGAGATTTGAAATATTATGCATCGACAAGAGATAATGGAAAAATTCATATAGATGACTCTTACAAAGTACGAAAAGATGACATTCTTCCAATTATACAAGAGTTGAGAAAAGTGTATGCCATAAATGCTGTTCTTAATAACCGTTCAGATGAGTCATTGAGATGGGAGTGGCTTGTCCATAATCTTTTATACAAATTTGGTATTTTCAGAAGTAGGACGAAAGACCTTGGATTAGAATTTCCACAAAGCAAGTGGTTGCAATTCTGGTACAAAGTTTTTGGAAAGCTTGCAGAAAAAATCTTAAATTGATTTAACATATATAATATACATATTAAAGCATTTTACTATTGCAGTGCAGAGAATGAAAGTTCTTTTGAGGTTTGCACAGAATCGATTGCATTACAGTAGAGTTCAAATTAAAAATAAAGATTAAAGAACTATGAATGTAATTAGTCAAGATGCGATGGCAAAGATCGCAGTAAACAAATCTTTGCTTAAAGAGTACGTTTCATCTGAGTACCCAAGAGTCGTTTATCTCAATAACGGCAACGAATTCCAAATTCAATTGTTTAATCCAGAAAAATTTATTATTGCAGCTAAAATTTTCATTGACGGTGAAGAGCTCAATGATATGCTTGTACTTCGTCCAGGAGAAAGAGTGTGGCTTGAAAGGTATCTCGACAAGGCCAGGAAGTTCAAATTCTCTACTTATGAGATTGAAGACTCTGCTGAAGCCAAAGCAGCTGCAGGTCTTAATGGTGATGTAACAATCAATTTCTACAGAGTAAAGACCAAGAGAAGTAATCCAATTGTTTTTGTAAACAATGTTAAAGATTATATGTACTCTGATAGAAGTATTAGCAGCATTAATGCAGTAAACGATTATGTTTCAGATTTAGCTGCATCTTCTGTTAATGCATATTGCTGCGGCACTACTGGTGATTGTGGTGATTCTGGTATTACATATACTTCAGCCGCTACAATGGATTCTTTAAATATGGAATTGTCATGTGCTAGTACAATTGAGCCATGTTCTTGTTCTATTGAAACGGGTCGAGTAGAAGAGGGAGGTTATTCAAATCAGAAGTTCTCTTATGTAAATTATGATTTTGAAGATTATCCTTGGAAGATTGAGACAATTAAGATTCTTCCTCTTTCAAGAAAGCCTTACACACAAGAAGATTTGCAGAAAAGATATTGTTCTAACTGCGGCAGGAAGCTTTCACCAAAACACAAATTCTGTCCTTACTGCGGAACTAAAGTAGAATAAAAAATCAAAACTGTTCATAATTAAATATAATTTTCATATATTTGTTATGAACAGTTTTTTATTATGTTAGAAAGAGTATACGTTTTATCACATACAGACCTTGACGGTTATTTCTCTGCTGGTCTTGTTGAAACATTTTACAAAATTTTTCGGAATAAAGATGCAACATTTAAGCACAAATCTTGGACTTATGGCCGAGACTTGCCGAGTGTTGATTATATCAAGAATAATTTTGACACAGTCTTCATTGTTGATTTGTGTCCCGATTTCGAGTTTATGTACTCTCTTTGGGAAAAATTTCAGGATAATTTTATCTGGATTGACCATCACGTCAAGCCGGATAAGGAGTTTCTTGAGAGGTTCAGTAAATTGTCTGCATCTGATATTTGTGGTATAAGAGAAACTGTAGAACATCATCGCTCTGCAGCAGCTCTTGTATATAGTTATTTTGAACATCAAATAGAAATTCCTGATTGGCTTAGATACATTTCTGACTTTGATTGTTGGAACCGTACAGATGAAGAATATTGGAACAACAAAGTTATGCCAATGTTCTCATATTTGAAATCTGTTGTCACTTCTCCTCAGCTTGCAGTTGATTATATCAATAACAGAATAAATGAAGTACAATTTTATGATGAGCCAGATGAGATTAATTATCATAAACTCCTTAACAATGAATTAGAAGTTGGTAAGATTATGTATGACTGTACTAAATCTTCTTTCAATTCTGACGCCAAACATGGGTTTGAAAGAGTCTTTGAATCTGTTGATGCTGAAACGGGTGATATAAAGAAGTACAAGGCTTGGATATGCAATACTCAGAACAGGTCTTCTGTTCTCTTTGAAGATATGCCGAACAGAGATGACTATGACGTCTTCATTCCGTATCACTTCAACGGCGAAAAATACTTATATTCAATGTATACCTTCAAAAATGATATTCACTGTAACAAGATGAACATCTGGAAAGATATGGTAATTGTTGCGTCTTTTAATGGTCATAAAGATGCTGCAGGTTCTAATTCAGAAAAGTTTATTTTTTAATAATCTTGCCAATCTGGGTTGAATACAATATATAGATTTAGAGTATAATTGTATGAACAATAAATTGAATTTAATTTTTGATTTTAACAATATGGCTATGAGAGCTCTCTTTACTTGCAGCTATGCAGGAGAGGGCTCTGTTTCTACTTTTGATACTGATAAAGAATGTGGAGTACTTATCAGGAAAATTGCTATGGATATGGCTTATGTTTTGAGAATCTTTTCTCCAGACAGAGTCATTGTTGCTTGTGATGCTAAGCATCCTTGGAGAAATGAACTTTACAAGGATGAAGATGAATCTTACAAGGGCACTCGAGTAAAAGATACTTCAAAGAATTGGGACAAAATTTGGGAAGCATTAAATGATTATAAATCAATTTTAAAAGAGAAGGGATTTATTGTCACTGAACTTCCTAATGCTGAAGCAGATGATGTTGCAGCTCTTTGGAAAAATAAACTGTACACAGAAGATTTTGAAAACATTGTTCTTGTTTCTTCTGATAGAGACTGGGTGCAGCTTGTAGATTTTGATGGATTCCAATCAAAGAGTTTTTGTGTTTGTTTCAATCCTATTGCAAATAATAAAGGACAGAAAAAACTATATATAAACTCTGCTATTGAAGAGTGGTTGAACAAACAAAGCCCCGCAGATATCTTCTTTAATAATTATAATCCAATTAAAGATATAATCAAGAATATTAAAAGCAAGGACCCAAAAATCAACTATGAAATTGTTGATTCTAATATGGTTGTCCTTGAAAAGATTATGTGTGGTGATGATGGTGACAATGTTCCGTCTTTTTATCAATTCTACAAAAACGGAAAGAAAGCCAGAATAACTCCTACAAAGGCTAAGAAGATTTTTGAAGATTTAAATATCACTACAGTCAAGGAGTTGTGTGAAGCAGAAGAAGCTAATGCACTTGGTCCCAAGATTGAATCTGTCATGAAAAAGACTCTTGATGATATTGATATTCAAGAAAGATTGATGAGGCAGAGAAAACTTGTTGAGCTTGATGTTACTTTATTTCCTCAAGAGATTTGTGACACATTCAAATATCATGCAGACAATGAAGAATCTTCTGGTTATGTTCAAACTGAATCTATTAAAATAGATAATATTTTAGGAGGTACAAAATATCTTTCTGCAGATTACAACAAGCCGAAGGAAAATACAATTTTTGACAATATTAAAGACCTTGACAAATATATTAAACCTATTAATGGAGCATTGTTTTAATGGTAGGAAGAGATAATTTTGGAAGACGAATACATATCAATTTTCCTTTTTCTCCTTGTTATGATGGTTCACTAATGTTCTTCAGAAAATTTGAAGATGAATCTAATGACTCATTTACATTGTATTTTTTCGATGAAGAAATGTTTGGTGCACAACAACTTATAGATGAATGGATGTATATTTTTAAATGTGGTCCTGCTGGAAAACGTTGGCGTATAGAAAAATCCCAACAAAATTCATATACAGTATTTAATAAAAAATGGGTTGCAAAAAATATTGATGCTGTGATTGAAGACTACAATTGGGACGGTGTTGTTACAAGAGTAGACCATTTTTACAATGTAATGCCTTTATCAATTTGTCATTCTAGTAAAAGCATAACATTTTGTTATGATTATTACACAACCGATTATTCTCATTAATGATATAATTTATATGGCAGAAAAGAAACCAAATATATTATTTGATACTCTTAGCGCTTTATTCAATGATAAAGAGTATATTGCAAATTTGACTAATGAAAGTATTAGGCAAAATATCTTTATGATTAATCGTAGGCTTGCAATACAATATCCATTGCAAGCACAGGTCTTCAACAATAGTAAAGCCAATCCAATTGATGTACTGAAGTTCTGGTCTGATTTCTTGTACACGGGCCGAAGACCTCCGGGATGGATATATACTGCAGGAGCAAATAAGTCACAGGCAAAGAAAAATGAGAAAGCAAAGATAACTCCTGCAATGATAAAAGAATATTCTCTTAGGTACAATATATCACAAAAAGATGTTATTACTTGTATCAAATTTTTCTCTGAGGAATTGTTAAATGAAATAACAGAATACGAAGAATTGAAAAAACAAATTAATTCATATGAAAAAAATAATCTCTAAAGAAACTGTTTCATTCGTTCAGAATCTATACAATGAAGCAATTGCAAAATCCAAAAACAAAGCATTATGTGTTCCTGCAAATATTCATAATGGATTTTCAGTAGGAATTGGAAGAGTAAGAGTATCTAACACAGGAAAGGACACATATTTGTATATTGCTCCAGATGTTGGAAAAGAATATATGAAAGATTGGAAAAAGGATATTGGAGGTGTATATACTTCTGATTGTAAAAAGAATAATCTTTCTTGTTACTTTAGATTAGAGTACAATAATGTAACAGTTCTATTGAGACGTATCTCAGATGAAGAGTACAATGAGTTTGAAAAGAACGGATTTGTACATGTTGAATTGGGAGATTTTTATTATATGATTGTCAAAGTAGTTCTTCCTGACAGGTCTCTTGTTAGTTTTGACAGCACTGATGAAGATTACACTGTCGTTGATACTTCTGATGATGAAGAGGAAGAAATTGAAGAAGAGCCTGAAATTGAATCATTATCTTTGTTTTAATTTTTAGATATAATATTATATGGCAATTAGTTCATTAAACACACTTACTGCAGAGAGCATTACCAATGGAATGCTTAAAACAGATAAGATTAATACATTTGAATCTCTTCTTAGATCCACTGACAGACAGGGGATTGAAGAGGTTATTACTTTTTTGAAAGGAACAGATTTTTATTCTGCTCCTTCTTCTGCAAGTTATCACTCTAATTATGAGGGTGGTTTACTTGACCACAGCTTGCTTGTCTATGCAACAGCTTGCAAACTTAAGAATGTTTATCTTGAGTTGAAGCCTGAACTTGCAAGCAGGTTGGACGATAATTCAATCATCATCTCTGCTTTGCTCCATGATATCTGCAAGACTGAATTTTACAAGCCTAAGCAGAAATGGAGAAAAGACGAGAATGACCAATGGGTATCATATAACTCTTTTGAAATATCTGATTCTTTTCCAATTGGTCACGGTGAGAAATCTGTTATTATGCTACTTACAATCGGTTTGAAGCTTACTCCTGAAGAAATGATTGCAATTAGATTTCATATGGGTTCTTGGGATGGAGCACTCTTAACTAATGATGTTAAGTATTCTTACCAGTCTGCTATGAATGAATGCCCTCTTCTTCCATTGCTTCAGACTGCCGATAACACAAGTAGCTTGTTACTTGAAACACAAAATAAATCATAATATATTATGGGCAAAGATACTAAAAAAGATGCTTTAGCAAATGCATCATTGATGTTTCCATTTTTGCTAACTTCTATTTATAATCAAGCTCTTAAACTCTTAGAACAAAGCGGAGCTAAGCTTGAAGATATTGACCTTCCAAAAGAAGAAAAAAGCAAGGACATTGAAGAAGAAAAAGAAGCAAAAGAATTTCTTGATTCTGTAAAGAACGGAGTAAATTATTTCTATTCTGATGATTGCAAAGAAGAGTGGAAAGAATTGAATGATGACTCTGAGGCTGATACTAAGATGAAAGACATTCTTGATAACTTTATTTTCAAAGTAAGAACAAGACAACCTGATGTAGAATACAATATTAGATTTGATTTCCATTGGAAGGATGGAAAGAAAATTACATTCAGATTTTTCTGGAACAAAAACCTTGATACGTTTGAGGGAACTTGTTCAGAATTTGATGATGTTTTCTATTATGATGAGTTGAATAGTCAATTTGTTATTTGTGAAGATACTTGTGATGATTGCTGCCGTGAAGAAGATGAAAATCCTAAGAAGGAATATGTTGCACCTGCTTGTGAAGTAACTGACAAATCTGCAGGAGCTCAAATTACTGTTCAAGAATTTTCTGAAAGAGAAGCAAAAGAAGCAGCAATGAAGAATACTGCTAAGAATCTTTTTGACCAGCTTAATAATGCTCGTCAAACTAAGATTGAAAATTATCTTGAAGAGGTTAAAGAAGCCATGAAAAGAATAATTGATTACAACATGTTTATTCCTGTTACTGGAGATGATGGTGTTGTAACAAAGATTACTTTTACTGCAGATGATTTGGCAGCAAACATTCCTCATATTGATTACGGTGATTATGAAACAGTACTTACTGCAGAGGAAATCATAAATGATATCAAAGATGGATTTGGATTTGCAAGCGTCAATTATGATACAGCAAATGAAATTTACACCGCCAAGTTAGTTTAATATATGAAGTTAGTAAATCCTAAATTTGAAGAAATTGATATTAGCAATCCCTTGTTACACGGTGAAATGTGTACAAGGGTTTGCTATAAATCAGAGAACCTTGTCAAAGAAGGTTCTGCTAAGAAGTTGTTGACTGGTATTGCTGAGGCTGGTCATACGGCTATGCTTGAACACATTCCTGTTTATCTCTTCGTCACTTTTACTGGGTTTGCAGGAGTCACTTCTCCTATAAGAAAAATATGGGAATCTCCATATACGAAATATGAAATCGATTCTGACCCTGATGACAATTTGTACATGTACATTTCTACAAATTTGAGAGTTGTCTATGAGAATTACTGTGCTCTTTATGACGCTTTCATGGACAATGAGGGTGAGCCATTCGATTTCAATGATGACAGTTCAAAGGTCAAAAGCATAAGAAACTGCAAGTTCGAAGACTGTCCTGAAATGTTCCACAGGAGAATAACTATCAAATTTACAATGGACAGAATTGGTTCACAGTCATTCTGCCGTCACAGAGTGTTCAGCTTCGCTCAAGAGTCTACTCGTTGGTGCAATTACTTAAAAGACAAGTTCGGTTCAGAAATATCAATTTCAACTCCTTGTTGGTTAAAGGAAGAAGACAAGGAAGAGTTTGAAAAAGATATGAAAGAGATAGAACAGTATTATTTCAAATGGATAAACAAAGGTTACAAAGCAGAAGAAGCAAGGTACTTTTTGCCATTTGGTCTTAAGACTGAAATCATCATGACTGGATTTGTTGATGCTTGGGAACACTTCTTTGCATTGAGAGTTGATGGTCATGCACACTCCCAGGCAAGAGAATTGGCAATTCCGTTGTATGAATATTTCAAGGAAAAGAAGTATATAATTTAATAGAGAAAATAAATTAATTATTATGGGAAAAATTATAGGTATTGATTTGGGTTCTACTGCATCAGCTGTCGCAGTCGTTGAAAATGGAACTCCTACGATTATCGTCAATTCAGAGGGAAACCGTACTACTCCTTCTATTATTGCTTATGATGACAACGGAGAACGTGTAGTTGGTGAACCTGCAAAGAGAAAAGCTATTACTAATCCTAAGAATACTGTTGAATTAGTCAAGCGTTTCATTGGAAACAATTATTCTACAACAGAGTCATTCAAAGACAAGTTTACTTATGAGATTGTCAAAGGAAACAATGATACTGTCCGTATTAAAATCAATGGCAAAGAATATACTCCTCAGGAAATTTCAGCTGCAATCCTTCAGAAAATGAAGAAGACTGCTGAAGATTATCTTGGTGAAGAAGTTACTGAAGCAGTCATTACTGTTCCTGCTTATTTCAATGACAGTCAGCGTGTTGCTACTAAGGAAGCAGGTGAGATTGCTGGTCTTACAGTCAAGAGAATTATCAATGAGCCTACTGCAGCTGCTCTTGCTTTTGGTATTGACAAGCTCGACAAGAATATGAAGATTTTGGTCTTCGACTGTGGTGGTTCTACACATGATGTTTCTATTCTTGAACTTGGTGACGGAGTTTTTGAAGTTCTTTCTACAAAGGGTGATATGTTCCTTGGTGGTAATGATATTGATAATTTGATTATTGAATATCTTGTTAAGGAAGGCCTTACTCAATGTGGAACAGATTTGTCAAAAGACCCTATCGCTCATCAGAGATTGAAAGATGCTGCAGAAAAAGCAAAGATTGAATTGTCAAATACAAATAAGACGGATATCAATCTTCCTTATATCACTGTGATGGACGGAGTTCCTAAGCACCTTGTCTGTTCTTTGACTAGAGCAGCTTTCAACAACATGATTGAAGGTTTTGTTACCAAGGCTATGAATGTTGCCAAGGATGCTCTTGCTGCTGCTAACTTGCAGCCTTCAGATATTGATGAAGTTTTGCTTGTCGGTGGCTCTACCAGAATTCCTCTTATTCAGGAAGAGATTAAGAAGTACTTCGGTAAGGAAGGAAACAAGTCAGTCAATCCTGATGAAGCTGTCGCACTTGGTGCTGCAATTCAGGGTTCTATTCTTGCAGGCGAGCAGACAGGAATCCTTCTTCTTGATGTCACTCCTTTGAATTTGAATATCACTACAATGGGTGGAGTTGCAACTTGTATGATTGAAGCTAACACTACAATTCCTACAAAGCACTCACAGGTATTCAGCACTGCTGCTGACAATCAACCTGCTGTAGATATTGAGATTACACAGGGAGCAAGAAGTCTTGCAAAGGACAATAAGAGATTGGGAATGTTTATTCTCGATGGAATTGCTCCTGCTCTTAGAGGAGTTCCTCAGATTGAAGTAACATTTGATATTGATGCAAACGGTATCTTGAATGTTACTGCAGTTGATAAAGCAACTAATAAGAGTCAGAACATCAGGATTGAAGGTTCAAGTGGTCTTAGCAAAGATGAAGTTGCAAAGATGAAGGAAGAAGCAGAAGCTCATGCTGAAGAGGATAAGAAGCAACTTGAAAAGATTGCAACATTCAATGCAGCAGAATCAGCAATTTATGCACATGAAAAGAATGTTGAAAATCTTAAAGAGAAGATGACTGAAGAAGAGTCAAAGAACATTGATGAAGCTCTTGAGAATTTGAAGTCCGCATACAATGTGGCTGAAGCTGATAGAGATGTTGATGCAATTGCAGCGGCGACCAAGAATTACTATGATGTTTGGTACAAGATTACTGACAGAGTAAATCAGGAAGCAGTAAAGAATGGTCCAATTGACAAGACAGAGTCAGAAACTGTTGCAGAAGACCCAAAGCCTGAAAACTAATCTAAAATCTGTATATATAATTTTAGGAGGGAATTACTTCTCTCCTAAAATTTTAATATATTAAATATGGAAGAAGAAAAGAAAGTTGAAGAAATTGACTATAAGGATTTGTATATACGCGCATTAGCAGATTATCAGAATCTACAAAAGAGGTCATTGGAGGAAAAAAGAGCTATAGCCAAAAGAGCTTCATATGATATGTTGAAAAACATACTTCCTTTATACAATGATATTGTCAGAGCAATGGAGATGACAGAGACGGTTGATGCTGGCCTTCATCATCTTTACAGCAAATTTGAAAAATTCTTACAAGAGAATAATATAACAGTTCTTGATTTGAAATTCTTTGCAGACAATACGAATAGTCAATTTGATGAGAAATATGCTGAAGCAGTAGGAACAATTCCATTGATTGAATACAAAAATGAAAATGATGTCAAAGTCATTGACTGTGGATTCATGAATACTACTACAAAGGAAATTATCTCATATGCTAAAGTTTTAATTTATAAGTGATGGATAAGAATTATTATGACGTTTTAGGAATTTCAAAGAATGCTTCTGAATCTGAAATTAAGAATGCATATCGTGAGATGGCAAAGAAATATCACCCAGATATCAGTAAAGAACCTAATGCAGAAGAAAAATTCAAAGAAGTTCAAGAAGCATATTCAGTATTGTCAGACCCTGAAAAGAAAGCCAATTATGACAATTATGGAACAACTGATGCACCACAAGGTGGATTTGACCCGTTTGGTGGATTCAATCCGTTTGGCGGATTTGGCTTCAATATGGGAGGAGCAAGAAGAGAAGTCAAAGAACGCGGTGAAGATTTGAAGATTCACATATCTGTTCCTATTGATGAACTGTATGATGGTGTTCATAAGAAATTGAAAGTCAAAAAACAATGTACTTGTCACAGATGCCACGGTTCTGGTTCTGAAACAAATGAGACAGAAGTATGCCCAACATGTAAGGGCTCTGGAATGGAGACAAAGACAATCAGGACGAATTTTGGAATTCAGCAGACGATGTCATCTTGTTCACACTGCCATGGTACTGGAAAAATTATCAAGAATCCTTGTCATACCTGTGGCGGAACTGGCCTTGAAGAAATGGATAAAGAGATTGAGTTTGATGTTCCAGCAGGTATGCCGGGCGATGCATATTTTACAATTCCAAGACAGGGAAATGATGGACCGCACAGAGGAGTTCCAGGAGATTTACATGTAATTGTATCTGAATTGCCTAACAATAAAGGTCTATCAAGAGATGATGACAACAATTTGCTCTACAATTTGAATGCAAAGATTACTGATTTGATTTATGGAGCAGATGTAGAGATTCCTTGGATAAAGGGTTACAAGAAAATTCATCTTGAACCAGGAACTCAACCAGGAAAAGTCATTACAAGATTTGGTGAAGGATTCCCTAATCCAAACAATCCATCAAGTAAAGCAAATTATAAAATCACTGTCAATTGCAAGATTCCAAGAGTCAATGACCTTCACGGAAAAGACAGAGAAAATTTTGACAGGATTAAGAAAGAAGGTAATTTCTAAAAAAATAAGAGTTGCAATTGCAACTCTTAAATTGTTTTATAAGCATAACAATTTAATTTATAACTGTTATCTTGTTATTATAGGTTTCATTTTATTTTTCTTTTGAAGTTGAAGACAACTCATATCTCCATCATCAATATGAATTCTATCAACAAATTTATTTCCATCTGTAAAGTGAACAATTACACAACCAGGTTCAAGTTCTTCATTACAATATTCTGACACATAAATAGCTTCATCATAACTAATAGTTCTAAATACACAATCTCTCATAATATTAACTATTTGATTTATTGGAACATAAGGAAGTAATCAGGAACGTCATTTCCTTTTACCCATTCTTTTACTTCTTCTAATTCTTCTTTACCTTGTTCACCGAGAAGGCTTGATATTGTAACACCGCCAATAAGATTAGTCTCGAAGGTCTTAAGAATTCTATTCAATTGGATTTTACATTTTGCTGCTACCCATTTACGGAACATAGGGTCTTCATACAAATCTGCATTGTCAATTGCAACAAATGCTCTTATAAGGACAGGAGCAACCGGGTCATGACCAAATACATTTATTCTATGAGTATTGATATTGAATCTAAATCCAATATCAACTAAAGTAAATGAACGAGCTAAATCAAACCAAGAATAACTAATTGTTCTTGAAGTAATTACATCGCTAGAGAATGGTGACAACCACAAATCAGAACCCATTACTCTTTCAAGTCTCAAATCTGGGTCATTGATTCCAAATAATCTTGAACCATCTTTTATTTCTCTAAATTCTTCAACTCCAAATACACAATCAGGAAGCTGTATAGTTCTCGATGACCTAAATTCAGGAGTTCTAAATGCATCAAGAGAAACAATTCCATATCTAAGTTCTACTGTATCTCTCCACTCTCTATGAACATATATAGTTTCATTATCTATAATACGTTCTATTTCTGTATCTTTCAATTGGTCTATCTGTAAAGAACCACCAGCAGTAAGTTCTTGTTTAATCCAATCTATAAGTTCTTGTTTAGTCATTATAACAAAACATATTTTTATATTTATTTGATATAACAGAAATGGAGGATTGCTCCTCCATTTATTATTTGTCAAAGAATCTTGCTCCAAATATCTGATTGAGCGGTGCAAAAGCTCCTGTCAATTTAAGAAGTTGTCCATTATATTTGAATACAATTCCTTCTGTTGATGACAATTCATTATCTACTGTAGCAAGTCTTGCAAGTGACTGTTGAAGCTTAAGCTTCTTCTTAGGGTCATCAGAATTTTCAATTGCAGATTTAATATCTGACAATTCTTTTCTAAGTTTTGAAACAATTTCTTTTTCGTGTCCTGCATTTGCAAGACCTTGTATACACTTGATAGCTTCATTACCTACTTTAATAAACAATGTATCAAGAGGTTTCATCATTGATTTTAAAATATTAGGAAGTTCTTGTTTGTCAAAATCTCTGAGAATAACATATTGTTCCTTTGTCATTTTTTCTCCTGTTGATAAGAGCATTTGTTTCAAATTAACAAGAGAATATTTAGTAGTCTCTCCATAAATCCAACGCCTCAATGCTCCTGAAAGAACTTCATTATCAATCCATGATAATTTCTTATGTGACTCTAAATATCTGATAATCATCTCTTCTTTATATTGGCCAATTGTAGTGCTATCACTCACATTAGCTTTAGACAATATATTATCAATATAATCAATATACTTTTGTGCTTTAACAATTCCATTGTCATATGTCTTGAAAATAACCTTAGGAGTCAATTGTGCTTTGAATGCAGTCTTATTAGTCTTGTCAATTGCTTTCTGCAAAGTTTCTTTCATCCTTTGCTCCATTTCCGGGTTAAGAGAAATCTTCTCTCTTTCTTTGACTCTGCGGTTCTCATTTGAGAACGCATCATTCTCTGAATAGTCAAAAACAGTAGCTACAAAATTATGGAATGAAACTTTTGAATCTGCATAAGGAATAACATTAAAGTTTTGAGTATCAAGTATTTCAAGATTTGCCCAATACCTGTATCTTACACCATCTGCTTTGTCATCATAATTGAAGAACTGTGGAGCATTTGGAATATTTTTGAATATTTTATCAACCGTCTCTGCAGCATTCGTAAATGCATGCTGTACTGTAGGAGTTCCAATCCATTTAGGATTAAATCTTACATCATCTAGATACCAAGGTTGTTCATACAAGGTAGTGTCATTTCTTGCAAATATTGTATTTCCGTGTTCATCAACTGAAGCGAACAAATTCTGGCCATCAAGCTTCTCTGTTATGTCTGTAATTTTACCTGCAAACAAATCTGAAATGAGATTCTTCAAATCTTTGAATGTGAAATCTAGAACATCATAAGGGTGATTCATATGTCCACCTGCTCCACCTTCATTAAGAATATTCATATACAATGCATGTGCAGATTCTGTCAATGCTGAATTAAGAGGATTCTTAGCAGTAGGAAGCACTTCTGAAGAAACTTTGTTGAAGTATTCTTTGAGTATATCCTCAGTGATGTATCTTTTTTGCAGGAGAGGAAGATAAGCAGTTCTGAATAGTTTATAATCATTGTTCCTAATATCATTCCTAACGACCGTGGATGATATTGGTGCATCCTCATACATATCACCTCTGCCTATATAATTCATAGGCTCTGGATTTATAGGAAAATACATTCCTTGAACACCTGTCGTAGGTTCATAGAATTTTCCACCCTCTGAAAACTTTGCTGCAAAGTCTTCTGCTCTTTTAATGTCTGTTCCTTTTGCTGATGCGCCAAGAGCATAAAATCCTGGACCGTATTCAGCTTGTCCTGCAATATCATATGCAGTTTTGATTGGGCTTGCATCGGGTGATATCATTACAGTAACTTTATGATTTCTTGAAAAAACTTTATCAAGAAACCATTTACTTGATTCTGCAGATATTCCTTCTCTTGGTGATTTTGAAACCATAATAGTTAATCTAACATCATAATCAGGTGACTCTAAATATTTTTCCATCAATGATATATGACCAGAATGAACGGGTTTGAATGCTCCTGGAAATATAACAAAACATTTATTCATAAATAGCTAATTATCATTTT